CCTGGCCTGTAGAAACCCTAAGATTAAAATACTTCGATGTGTTGTTAACGATCAAAGAGCCTGTCGAAAGTCAGAACATTTCCCTCTACAACATTGACGAAGCGGCACTAGCCGAGGGTGGTCAATGGCCCTGGCCTCGACAGCAGCTTGCGGAACTTAATCGTGCGCTTCTCGATGCGGGTGCTGTAGCTGTTGTGTACTCGGTGCTGTTTCCTGAAGAAGACCGCTTCGGGGACGATGCTGAGTTTGCCGGCAGCATGGCCGAGATCCCAACCTTCCTTTCAGCGGTGGCGACTGCCGACACAGATCGACAGGACGGCTGGCAGATCGGGGTAGCTACGCTGGGCGAAGTCCATGAGAGCGCGATCAATTATCCTGGCATCCTACCGAATGTGGCTGTATTGCAGGAAGTGGCTGCCGGTACTGGGGTGGTCAATACCGCACCGGAGGTGGACGGCCTTGTCAGGCGAGTGCCGATGCTGGTTCGGGTGGGGGAGAGCTTGTATCCGGCCCTTGGGCTGGATGTCTTGAGGGGTCTAGCCGGAGATCCTTCTTATCAGGTCAGAGGCTCTGAGACAGGCATAGAGGCGGTCAGGGTGCCTAGTTTCGACACCATAAATACCGATGCAGCAGGGAGGGTCTGGATTGATTGGGTGACGAGCTTTTCTTCTGAACCCCTAGCTGGGACCATAGTTTTTGTCGGAGTCACCGCTGCCGGGGTCTCACCGCTCGTACCGACCCCAAGGGGGCTGATGTACCCCCACCAGATCCAGGCCACCCTGTTCGAGACTCTTTTGAACGGGACTGCCCCTGTCCGACCTGATTGGGCATTGGGCGCTGAGTTCTTGATTATCCTATCATTAGGACTGTCTACGGTCCTGGTAGCAAGCCGTTTATCTGTTCTGAGTGTCCCAGTGGGGGTTTTGGCTATCGGCGCTCTAACGGTCTCCTGCTCCGTCTGGGGCTATTTTAGGTTTGGAGTGCTGGTAGACGCTGCATTTTCAGTGATTTCGAGCCTAATAGTGGGATCGGTGGGTGTTGGGCAGAGGATGATTAGCGAATACCGTCAGAAGCTCCAGATCAAGGGGATGTTCGGGACGTATGTTAGCCCGAAGCTGGGGCAGCAGTTAGTGGATGATCCGTCCCTGATGAAACTAGGAGGGGATACAAGGCAGTCCACCCTTTCATGGTTCAACCGCTAGATTCCATTGAGGTCAAGGGCAAGAGCGAGAAGCTAAGCGTTTACACGCTGTCTGAGGATGCCATTCATGCTGCCCATCTAGCTGATTATTGGGCAGTGGAAGAAAATAGATAAAGGGTTGACTTTCAGAATTCATTCAGTAGGGAGATAAATCGAGAAATCAGCGGTTTTGCAAAATGTCTCCCCTAGGGTCTTTTCCACATAGAGGCTGAAAATAGTCGGTCTATGTGGAAAACTGGCAGATTAGACTATGGTACGTCAGTCTCTGTCATTGACCTTGCGTAGCTTTTTCAATTCCTTGTAAGCCTTTCTAAAATGAGGTTTAGCTACAAATCTGCCTTCAGCTTCAGCAAGTGCAATTTCGGCATCAAGCAGACGATACTTAAGTTCTTCTATTGTAAGTTCATCTGAATCTGCCTTTTGATTTGACTCGCCTTGGTCAGATCCCGTAAATTTGCTGTACTCATCTTTCCACATTTCAATAACTCCTTAAAACGCCAGGTAGAAACGATGGTGCCCGATGGTTGCCACCTCGATCAGCGATTCGGTCCAGTAGGGAGCGTCGAATAAAATTGAATAATAATGGGTACATCCTTGCAGCGCGATGATCTGTGCGCCAGCAGCAGCCATCTCAGCTATGTCGAGAGCCGTTGCCCACGCTGCCTCATCCGTTGGGGTTTCTGATTTCATGTCGCACCAATAACTGAACTGGCAACGATGACGATGAGTACCGCCCTGTTTAACCACCCCACAGACCGTCGACGGATAGCTTTTGTGTTCAACGCGAGTGAGAACAATCTGGGCGACTGCAAGCTGCCCTATCAGCGGCTCGGATCTAGCCTCGTGATACACCGTCAGAGCGAGGCAGATGAGTTCCAACCCTGTCATTATTTTGGAATACCCGTGTTGTGTTTTATAACGGACCAACTATCGATGGATTGTAAAACTCTGATCCAGAATTGACGCATATCTTTTGGCAACCGCTTTTTGAGTACGGCCCGTACAGCCTTAATTCGGCGCTTGCGTGTCGCAGAACTACTGCTGGATGTTGCCCATTTCGGTGATGTTTCTTGCTTCATCATCGTTCCACTTTAGTGACAAAAATAGGAGCTAGAGGATACGTCTTTCTGTCGATCTCAGGGCCGGCCCACATCCAGTGGACTCTGCCACAACCCTTGCAGGATTGAAACTCAGCTACGACATGAAGGTTCCTCTGAACCTTGTGGCCCTTCATCTCGCCGCCGCAGGAACATTGCATTGTTTTTTTCCTTAAAATGCTACCAAAGAAGAACCTTTCATTCTTTGCCACAGCGACATGGCATCCCAGATAAACACTGTATCGTTCTCAGAAACATCACCACACAGGATAGACTCACCCACGGATCTCAGTCTGGGGTAGTTCCTGATAGATTTTAGACTTTTGCAGGTGATGATTGCGTGTTTGATTATTGAGATGTCCAGGTCTTTCTGACAGCCATCGATACACTCTCGGATATATTTATTGATGAATCCTCTTTCGATGAAGCCGGGTATCTTTCTCAGTTCTCCGAAATCCTTCTTGCCAGCAAAGAGCGTTTCCCAAACCTCATGCCCGGTTTCGCCGCAGATATCCAGTTCTATGGCCGGTTCTTTCTCACCTGAGAAATCATCCACCCTGGCGCTTATGCACTCCTTCAGGAAATGCGGAAAGTAGTAGACTGGTAAAGAAAACGGAGTCTCGCTCCCGGTTGCGGAATCACTACCACTGATTTTCAGGCTCAACTCGGGCCAGAGAGGTTTTGGTCTTTCTCCGTCATCATCGCCTCGGAAATAAATGCCGTAGCGATCATAGGGAACGTGACCATAGTCCAAAACAAAATCACCTTCTAGGTGGTCTATGCAGTGGAAAAACCAACTGAAAAGTTTTTCGTAGACTTCACCATTGCGGGGAACCGCTAGGTGTTTCTTTTTCGACTTGAGTAGACCGAGGCTGTAAAGGTGTTCCCTAACCTCTGGCTTGTGTGCGGAGATGAATTTCTTGATGTACCTGAGTTGTGACTGGACGTAGGTTTCAGGCAAAGGCTTTCCGGTCATCGTTTCCATCGTTTCCAGATGAACATCATTTTCCGCTTCCATCTGTAGCGCCATTGTTTCTTCCAAACCCAATGTCTCTATGTGCTGCCACAGAGAGATTCCCGATTGTTTAGCTTCTTCCTCTAAAGTTTTTATTTTTTCCTGTGCGAGTTTTCTTGAATATTCTTTGACGGATATGCCCAGCTTGACCGCCAGAGATTTCTGTACGTCAGTTATGTAAAAAGTAATCTTGTATGGAGTCAGGTGTTTGACGCGCCACGACGGTGAGTCTGGTTCAGAGTAACAGTGCCAAATTATCATTATTTTTTTCCTCGCTTATGGGACTAAATCTTTCCCAAAAATCTTTTGAACGTCTCGGTATACCTTCTCACGTTTTTCTTTTTCAATCCTTTGATCCTCCAGCCTTTCTTTGAGAGGTCTTTTCATATATTCGAGGTTGGCTTTACGTTGCCTTTCTGCACGAACCTGTCTATAAAAAATCACCGAAACTCTTGAGCCTGACAGATTATGCTTCATGCCTAATTCGCGGAACGTGGTCCCATCGGAAAGTCTTTCCTTATAAATTTGTTTATCCCTTTTTTTATTTTTTTCTATTTGACCAGGATAATTTTCTCCAGGGAGACATCCCGATTTTTTCTTTTTATTCACAGCCGCGCTTACAGCTTCTTTAAGTTTCATTTGCCTTTCTCCAGGTCAATAAGCAAATCTATGTAATGACGAGCCTTCTGTAAATCCGAGATTCCGCCCATGCTTTTGTATCGGCACAAATACTTAATCACATTGCCAACGCCGTAGCCCAGACCATTGCTTTCAATGAATTCAAACGGCTGAATGACCATATCTTTGTAGTGGTCGCCACCGACCTGCTTTTTACTGGCGCTCATGCCCTCCTCCACACTCTGACACCTTTCGATCCGCCCTCAATGACCGACCTGGCCGTCAGCATGAATCCTTGTGTCACTTTGAGGTAGCTCATTCTGTTCGATAAAACTTTATAGGCATTGCTCCCTGCTATCACCCCACGAAAAAACACACTGTCTCCTGACTTCAATTTTCTCAGCACGGCGAACGGATGACCCTCATTAAATCTAGCAGCGGGCATGGGGATGCCTTGGTCAATTCGCGGGGTGTCGTTATCCATCGAAGGTTTTGCAGTCACAGCAAAGCGAAGGCTCATCATCTTCTGGTTCATCCCCGAAGATAGGATAAAAATGACTGAGACATTCCTGGCAAGTCCAGTGTTCCGGCGGATCTAACGGTCTTTCCGGTAAATCTTGCATGGTGGTTCCTCACTGATAATCTCTAGGTGTCAGCGGCGACATCTGAGTTGGGTAATCTTCCTGACTCGTCTGTCGCCGCGTTCTGAAAAAGCCCTGGTGTTGCGGGTACATCCTGTGGAATCTTCGTGCATAGAAAGGAGAGTAGTGATCGTTGATTTTGAAGTCTCTGCCTTTTTCGTAGAATGGCAGTTCTGTCTCCCAGCGAATTCGGTGGAAAATCCCCCTGGCTGAGTAATGTTTGAAACCTCGGTTTATTTTTTCTTCGGTAAATCGCACGAACAGATCCCAGACTTCAGGGTGTCCAGAATGAAAGGCTGAGACCTGTTCGCGCATCTCGTCAAGGCGCGTTAATTTGGAATCAAAACGGGAAGTCATCATCCGGGTCTTCCGCAGCAGAAACAGGCGCAGACTCCACCGGAGCTTCGTTGCTACCGTCGAATAGGCCATCGAACTGTTTTGGATAATAGACATCTCCTGAAACCCGGAAATATTTTTCTCCAGAGTCCTTCGCGGTGTTTAGCCACGCTGCCAGATTGATTCTGGGTCCAAGATCAGGCGATGATCCCTCTTTGTTCCAGCCATCGTTCTGCATTAAAACGACTAGCGTTTTAAGCATATCTTTCGTGATAACGAGGTGACCGCGATACGGCGGTTGCCTATTTTCTTCGTTTGCGTCTGCATTGCGCCACAGACCGCCCTGCTTGGTTTTCGGATACTTGTCAGCCATTTTTACTTTCCTTTCTCTCGTTGACGAGTTGATACATTTGCTCCATGTCAAGAGCGCGAATCTTGTCTAGTCGTGTGTTGAGTGCTTTGATCTCCTCTTTGAATCCAGCATTGTAAAGTTTTAGTAAGGTCTTTTTGTTTCCGTTACTGCTGGTGAATTTATCTATCCATCCGGCAACTGTTTCTGGATCTCCTGATTTTGATGGCGTCCCTTTAGGTGGTAGGGCGAATTGGAAAATAGTGTGAAAGATAAAATCTGTCACTTCATCAATGTTCTTAGGTGTAGCCTTGGCTACGAGTTCTTTCTGTTTTGCCATTCGCTTCTCCAGCGGAGAGGATTGTTTGGGTTTTTCTTTAGCAGGAGGTGGCTTCTTAGCCTGAGCCTTTACGGTCTGTGCATTTGATCCGGCATTCACTGTATCCTCACCGGAGTAGATATAATGACCCAGGCCCATGAGGGCCAGGGTCTTGGTCAAACAACGCATCTTGTTGTCAGAAATGTCCCTGCTGTTAGCCGACTTGATTGCGGCGTTCTTATAATCCATAACCGGCAACCACATAGACCGCTGGCATTCGCCAATCGTCACGGTGCAGTGGACTGTCATGCTGCCATCGGCATGGGTTTCGTTGTCGGCAAATTCAAAAGTCGCGCTAGGGTAATATTCCATCAGAATTCCCCAAGCCCAGGCCCATGAGAGGTAAGTCAAGCCACCCTTCTTTTCGGTGTGTTCATTGCAGTCTACGCTGCTGAGCGTGTCCCAAATGTTTTTGTAGGTCATTTCCTCGCTGCTCACTCTGATTACTCCTTTTTTGAGTTAAATTGTTTGATTATTATTTCTGCCAATTCTTTGACGCTGAGTTGGTCAAACAAATTGAACGGAATTTCTGTAATTGGCAGTTTTCCTGCTGAAATTATTACCT